TGTCGCAGGTTAAGGCTGCGGCAGTTCAGGGTACGGCTGCTGGTCAATGGTCAGCCCGTAAAGCGCAGTTAGTGGCTAAGAAATACAAAGCCGCTGGCGGGGGGTACAAAGATTGAAAGCCCCGCAAAAGTCCCTAAAAGACTGGACAGATCAGAAATGGCGTACCAAAAGCGGTAAGCCATCTAGCAAGACTGGTGAGCGATACTTACCAGAGGCAGCAATAAAGGCGTTGACCCCAGCAGAGTACGCCGCTACAACAAAAGCAAAGCGTTCTGGCAAATCAAAAGGTCAACAGTTTGTAAAACAGCCCGCTAAAATAGCGGCTAAGACGGCTCGATTTAGATAGGAGAATTAAATGGCACGATACCTACGCAATAAACGTGATGGCTTTATTTATGACTATACGGAACTATTGGCTGAAAACCCTCTTTGTGAGGAAGTCACTGAGGAAGAAGCATTTCCTGAGAAGTTTGTTCCTAAGAAACAAAAAGGTCGTAAGTCTGGTTTGGCTTTAGAAACCCCGGCTGACGAGATTCCTGAGGCCCCCGTTGTTGAGAATGAAGAACTCAATGCAGATGCATCTAAGGGATTACCCGAATGATACTCAATGATGTAATCACTGAGGTTCGACGGATCCTCCAAGACATCAACTCGCCGCAGCGTTATAGCAATGCGGTGTTGTTGGGCTTTGCCAATCAGGCATTGAAGCGGATTGCTGTCTTGCGTCCCGACCTCTTTGCTTACATAGGGGAAATCCCTACTACGGCAGGGCAAGTTCTTCAATCAGCCCCTTCTGATTCCATCCGTATTATGGAGATTTTCCAAGTTAAAGATGGCTCAGGGATTACGGAAACTAATCGTGAGGCGCTAGATCAAACTTATCCTACATGGATGAATGATGCGGCTGCTGCCACAGTTAACTGGATGCGGCACACCCGTAACGCCAATCGGTTCTTTATTTACCCAAAAGCCCCAGCGGCACAGGTTCTTATTGGGGAATATGCGCAGACACCTCCGGTGTACGACGGTACAACAACGGTCGCTTTGTTGTCAGATGCTTACTTCCCCGTTGTAATTGATGCGACAGTTTTTATCGCTGAGTCCGTGGATAATGAACATGTCAACTCCAATCGGGCGCAGTTGTTCCAACAGTCCTTTACTCAGGCTCTTGGCGTTAGCGCTCAGGGTCGTGTCATTACTGACACTGAGGAAGGCGGACTTGCTAACGATCAGGTGATTTAATGGCTACGCGTACATTCCTCTCCCTTGTTAATCGGATAGCCCCAAGTGTGCCGGGCTGCCCGCAGCCAATCATCCAGCAATATGTTCGTGATGCTGCAATTGAGGCATGCGAGCGCACACTAGCGTGGCGCTACGAACAGCCGTTGATCCGACTGACACCCGGTGTGTATGAGTACCCCTACACAAATCCATTGCAGACTGAAGTCCATGCGTTCCTGACATCAAGTGTCAATAACGAGAAAGTAGATCCTGTGACTCTTGAGCAGTTGTATGCTGCTTATCCTGATTGGCCTAGCCTTGATCCTGCAAAACGGGCTACCCCCCGTTTAATCTGTCAATTAGACCCAGATAATTTTATTCTTGCCCCGCTCCCCGATGCAACGGTGAACTACGATCTAAAGATGATTGTGGCTCTAAAGCCCCTTCGAGATGCCACAGGCATGGATAAAAATGTGTTTGATGATCTTGAAAACGTCATCATGCATGGTGCATTGCAACATTTACTGGTACTGCCGGATAAAAACTGGTCAGACCGTGAGTTGGCTTCGTATCACTCTAGGCAATACCTTTACAAGACCACAGAGCGTAGAGCAAGGGCAAATATAGGTGCAGCCCGTGCGTCGATGTCTGTACAAATGAACCCATTAGCGTGAGGAAATTATGGCCGTTGATGTTATCCGATTAGTAAAAGGCGATGAAAAGCCAGTTATCGTCCTCACTTTGACGGATGACATTACCGGCACGCCGATTGACTTGTCGTTGGGGACAACGACTGTATCTGTTAAGTTCCGTGCTGCTGGTACGACCACGCTTCTATCTACAATAAGTTGTACAAAGTTAAGCGGCGGTACTACCGGTCAGGTGCAGTTTGACTTTCAAGGCAACGTATTAAATGTAGACCCCGGCATGTATGAGGGTGAGATTGTGGTTAACTACAATGGTCAGTTGCAGACAGTGTTTGATACCCTGCGCTTTACAGTTAGGGCGAACTTCTAATGGCAAACATTCGAGTCGCTTACGCGCTATCGTCAGTACTATTAGCCACCCCAGCGGCGGCTACGGTATCTGCTGGCGTAAGCACATACTCGACCACAGTTTCAGCCCAGCCTAACCAAGTTATTGCAGTCTCGGCGTTTGTTGTGCCAATGGAGTACTTGGAAGAACAGACTGTAACGATGGCTGATTTCCGAGTCTTTGACATTAACAAAGTCCTCATTGATGTAGTTACTGCAACGGATGTCAATAACGTAGCGTTTGATATTACGGCTACTGCTGTTGACTCGGTGGCTATTGTTGAGAACAGCGTCAAGATATTTAGTGGTACGGTAGACTTTGACCCATCTGACCCAGATGTTGACCCAGACCCAATCAACATAGCCGATGCGGATGTAAAGGGCATAGGGAAAACCCTAACAGAAACGCTTACTGCGTCTGATGTAAATGTCAAAGATATTGGGCAAGCCTCGTCAGACGCAGTTACCGCATCTGAAACAATCAACACCAAAGATGTTGGCAAGAGTTTGACTGACGCGACGGCCGCGGCGGACACGATCAATCAATTTAACACAGGTAAAGTTGTTGCTGATAGTGTGTCGGCTACGGAAGCAGCAGCGCTTGACGTAACAAAAGGTAATATTGCCGAGACTGTTACCGCAACAGATACTTCCTTCCGCTCACCTGAACTGGTTAAGACAGAGACAGTTACAGCCTCCGACGCATTTGGGCCATTCAATATAGGTAAAAACCCTAGTGATTCGGCAACGATTGCAGATGCAATCAATACTATCTCGGTCGATAAAGTCCTAACCGATTCAGTCACGATGACTGAGTTCGTGGCTAAGACTCCCGGCTATGCGTTTGACTATGACGTTACCGATGCTGACGCTGACCCAGACCCCGTTTCGATGGCGGATGCACAGGCGTTCAGCCTAGATACTACCCGTAGTGACTCGGTGTCTGCTACGGATGCGGCTGCTAAGAGTGTTACTAAACCAGACCTAGCAGATTCTGTGACTGGTTCTGATGCTGTTGTGGCTTCAGTGAGTAAGGTATTGACTGACTCGGTTACGGCTTCTGAGGCTATGGCCTTCAGCCCTGCTAAGGTTCTGACTGATTCTATATCTACTCCAACCGATGCCATCAACACATTTACAGTTGGCAAAGGGCTGACCGATACAGCGACAGCAACGGATGTTCTAAATTTATTTGCAATTTCCAAGGTACTGACTGATTCTGTCACGATGGCTGAGTCGATCTCAACCATACTAATCCTTGGGCAAACCACGCCAATCTACCCTGACTACGTGTCGATGGCGGATGGCAACGGCTTTGTGTTTCATCGCTACACGACAAACGTACCTGACTATACAGAAGTGTTAGGTAATGGAATGTTTAACTCTGATTACATGCAGAGTTCTAGCGATAGTCATACACATGAGAATTACACTGGCCTTATCAATGGCCCCGGACTACTACTCACTGCCCCGTTAGTTGGCGGTGAATTTATCACTTACGCTGATACCAGCGGCGCTGGATTAGTTGTAAACTTCCACTATACTGATGCGAGTGATCGCACTGTTGGTGGTTACTACTTTAACCAAACCCCGATCCTATAAGGAGAGAAAGATGTTTAACGATATTGTTAAGATGAAAGGTGAACTACGGATCACCGTGACCAACCCGGAGGGCAATGTCAAACATGAAGTTGTTGTCCCCAACCTCGTAGTGACCGCCGGTAAAAACTTTATTGCTTCCCGCATGGAAGGTACTTCGTCTAATGTCATGTCACACATGGCTATTGGTACAGGTACAACCGCTGCGGCAGTTGGCGATACTGCTCTTGAAACTCAAGCCGGGCGTGTTGCTTTGACTTCAACTACTGTTACTTCCAACAGCGTAGCGTATGTGGCTACATTCCCTGCCGGTACTGGTACTGGCGCAATTACTGAGGCAGGTATTTTTAATGCTTCGTCTGGCGGCACAATGCTTTGCCGTACTGTGTTCTCAGTGATTAACAAGGGTGCAGCCGATACGCTTGGTATCACTTGGACAGTGACTGTTAACTAATCGGAGTACGAGATGGGAATTAAATTCGCAAATAGCGCGTATGCGACACTAGCCTCTGGAATTAACAGTTCGGCTACAAGCATTACGCTGACTACCGGGCAGGGTGCGCGTTTCCCATCTCTGTCTGGCAGTGACTACTTTTATGCCACACTAATTGACACCTCTAACAACTTAGAGATTGTCAAGTGTACAGCACGTTCGACGGATGTATTAACTGTAGTTCGCGGACAAGAATCGACGACTGCTCGTGCGTTTAGCACAGGTGATCGCATTGAGTTGAGAGTTACGGCCGCCGGTATTACGGAGTCGGCTAATGAACTAATAGCCAGCGGTACTTTAGTTATTCCGGGTACTTCTTCAAGTGGTGCAATAATCCGACTATCTGAAGATACAGACAATGGTACGCATTATGTTGGATTAAAAGCCGCAGCATCTATTGCAAGTAGTTTTGACTTTACACTTCCTTCTGCGGATGGTACAAACGGTCAGTTCATGAAAACTGATGGGTCAGGAGTTTTAAGTTTTGGAACTGTAACACAACGATTGGTGCAATCACAGTTTGTTTACAAACAAGATACTTTTAGTACAACATCTACTTCTTATGTTGATGTTACCGGGCTAAGTGTCTCAATTACCCCGACAAGTGCGAGTAACTACATCATGGTTTTAGGCGCAGTTGTAGTTTCTAATAGCGGTGATATGGGTGCTGTTCGACTGGTAAGAGATTCAACACCAATTCAAGTAGGAAGTTCATCGGGTATCGGTACTAGGTTTACTGCAACGCACGATATGCGCGTTGGTTATGACTCCGCAGTTTCTTCTTCTGTTTCTATTGCATATCGAGATTCTCCGGGGACTACTTCGTCAGTAACTTACAAAATTCAAGCAGGTTCTTTTGTTAGCGGTACTACAAGGATTAACGCATCTGGTGATGACGCTGACCAAACTAACCGAGGTCGTTTTGCCTCAACTATTCTTTTACTGGAGGTCGCACCATGATAGCCTCGGCACTACAAAGTTTACGCCCCGGCGCTCAATGGTCTCTTAATGGGGACAACTACGACGGTATTGATTGGCTAGATACACAACAAACTAAGCCATCCGAAGCCGAAGTAAATGCTGAAGTAACCCGGCTATTAGCCGCACATAGGGCTAAAGAATACGCTCGCAACAGAGCAAAAGAGTATCCACCCATCGGCGACCAACTTGACGCACTGTGGAAAGGTGGGGATGCGGCTGCTGCAATGCTCGCGCAGGTACAGGCTGTCAAAGCCAAGTACCCTAAGGAGTAAGTCATGGGATTAAAAGTCGCCAATAACGCTTTCGGTACGCTAAACGCTGGTATTACCAGTTCGGACACAACAATTGTTGTTAACGCTGGTGAGGGTGCGCGGTTTCCCTCGCTGTCCGCTGGCGACTATTTCTTTGCTACGCTGATCGACACGACTAACAATCTTGAAATTGTGAAAGTAACCGCTCGGTCTACTGACACCATGACAGTTGTACGAGGTCAAGACAGCACTACTGCCCGTGCCTTTAGTACCAATGATCGTTTTGAGTTGCGCCCAGTTGCGGCGCTTTTTGATGAATTTGCAGCCAGAGCGACGACGGGTAAAGCCATCGCAATGGCAATTGTGTTTGGGGGATAGCATGGCGCATTTTGCTAGAGTCAATGCACAGGGTATCGTCGAGCAAGTTATTGTTGCAGAACAAAACTTTATTGATACTTTACCTGACGCATCTTCTTGGGTACAGACTTCTTATAACACCCGTGGTGGTGACCATCCTGAAGGTCGCCCGCTGCGTAAAAACTATGCCGGAATTGGGTACACATATGACCCATCACGCGATGCGTTCATACCGCCTAAACCATATTCACAGTGGGTTCTCAACGAGCAGACATGCCTTTGGGATGCTCCAACACAGATGCCCAATGATGGCAAATACTATCAGTGGGATGAACAACAAGGTAACTGG